GGAAAAGAAATTCATGGAGTAATGCCTATATTCCAAACAAAAGAAGATCCTTACAGGGCTTCAATTGTTTACTACTCGCTAGAACAAATGAAACATTGTTACCCTTATAAAATGGAAGTTGAAAGGCTTCAAAAAGTATCAACAGAAAGAGCAATTAAAAGAGCTAATAATATAAATCCAACAAAATAAAAAATGAACAAATCCGACACTATAAAAGAAAAATTAATAGACGCATTGGAAAAAAGTTTAGGCGTTGTTACAACAGCCTGCAAAAATGTTAATTTACATAGATCAACTTATTATGATTGGTATAATAAAGATGAAGAATTTAAAAACAAAGTTGATTTGATTCAAAATGTTGCTTTAGATTTTGCAGAAAGCCAATTGCATAAACAAATACAAGAAGGATCAACAAGCGCTACTATATTTTATCTAAAGACAAAAGGTAAAGTAAGGGGCTATCAAGAAAACCAATCAATAGAATTAAACGCAACAGGAGAAGTTAATGTAAACTTTAAAAACTTAATTAGTGCAATTAAAGATAAGGGATAAATTTCTTGTATGGGATAAGGTAGACTCAAGATACTTTATTATAACTGGCGGTAGGGGATCAGGAAAATCCTTTGCTATTAATACTATGTTGCTACTTTTAACTCAAGAGCAAGGGCATACTATTCTATTTACTAGATACACTTTGCGTTCAGCTAATATTTCAATTATTCCAGAGTTTAAAGAAAAGATTGATCTTCTTAAACTAAATCATTTGTTTTATATAACAAAAGATGAAATCATAAATAAGCAGTCTGGAAGCAAGATATTATTTAGAGGGATAAAAACATCCTCTGGAGATCAAACAGCTAACCTAAAGTCATTACAAGGCATTACAACATGGGTAATGGATGAAGCTGAAGAATTAGTTGATGAAGCAATATTTGATAAGATAGATTTGTCTGTAAGAAAGAAAGGCGTAGATAATAGAATAATGTTAGTATTAAACCCAGCAACAAAAGAGCATTGGATTTATAAAAGATTTTTTGAAAATTCTGGAATAGATTTTAAAAGCAATACAACTAAAGGAGATGTAACTTATATTCATTCAACGTATCTTGATAACTTGGAAAATTTATCTGATAGTTATTTAAACAGAATAGAAGAAATAAAAAGAAGCAGACCCAATAAATATAAGCATCAAATATTAGGTGGCTGGCTAGAAAAGGCGGAGGGAGTTATATTTAACAACTGGACATTAGGAGAGTTTAAGGAAGTTAACAAAGTTGTTTTAGGGCAAGATTATGGATTTTCTGCAGATCCATCGGTATTATTAAAAACTAGCATAGATAAAAAAAATAGAAAAATATATGTTAAGTTATGCTTTTATAAAACTCATTTAACGACATCGCATATAGCTCAATTAAATAAAGAACATGCTGGAGATAATCTTATAGTAGCAGACAGCGCAGAGCCTAGATTAATAAACGAGCTTTCTAGATCATGCAATATAGTTCCAACTATTAAAGGGCAAGGATCAATAATTTTTGGAATAAGCATGCTTCAAGATTATGATTTAATAATAGATCCAGAAAGCACAGAGATAGTTAAAGAGCTAAATAACTATTCTTGGCTAGAAAAGAAATCTCAAACGCCAATAGATAAATTTAACCATACTATAGATGCATTGCGCTACGCAGTTTCTTATCAATTAGAGAATCCAAATAAGGGAGAATATTATATTTATTAATAAAATCTTGCATATATTAACAAAATTGTTTATATTTAAGTATTAACAACTAAAACAAAACAATGGAACAATTTAATCAATACAAATTTATGGAAGAATTAAAGGAATCAATAAAAGAATTTATAGATGACTCTAATTTTAAAGATAACAAAGACATTGAAGATGAAGTAAATGAATTTATACATAATTACATTAACAACCAAACTATTTATTATGTAGATTGTTGGGCTATATCTTATGCATTAGGATGTTCTGATTTCCAAATAGAACAAACAGGAAAAAAAGCTAAAAATATAAATGAACTAGCTTATTGGGCTTTATGGAGCGTAATTGACAAGAGCATAGGCGAGCATATTGACGATAAAACATTTAAAGAAAGCATAAAAAACCATTTAAAAAATAAATCATGAGCATATTTATAAACACAACTGTATCCCTTTGGGCTGATCATGGAACAGTAAACATAGAAGCAACAACTCTTGACCCTTTAGAAGGTTACGTTCATTTAGAAATAGATGCTAGGCAATTATTAAAAGATATTCCTACATTGCATGAGTTATGCTTGCAAGCTATAGAAAAAGAAGATAAATATATAAAAGAAAAATATAAACAATTAAAAAAAAAATTATGAAAGATAAAAAATATGAATCAATAATGATTACAACATTGTCAGCATGGTTAGGCATAATATTTATCCTAGCCATACTTGGATAGATCATTAATGAAAATAATGAGTTGGTGTTTAAAAAATCATATCAAGATTTATCCTGTTCCTATTTCTAAAACAAAAAATCCTAGAGTAATGATTTATATAAACTTTCAAGGAACAATAAAAAAAGGAAAAGATTTATATACCCAACAAAAAGTTTATAAAAAGATTTATGAACTATATGAAAATATTTATAATAAAATGAATTAGTAATTTGTTTTAGTCTGGAAAAAGGAGGTTAGTTATACATTAACCTCTTTTTTTGGTTATATAATAAAGACTATTAATGATTTATGCTCCTACATCTTTAAAGCAAATTAAGCTTAAAAACTATCAAAAGTTTGTTTTAAAAGAAAATCCTAATAATGAAGATTTAATAAAATGCCTTTTAGATATAACATCTAATGAACTATCTAAAACAAAAGCAACTGATATTGATCGAGTTGTTTATTCTATAAATGAATTGTTTTTAAAAGAGCAATCCTTTGCGCCTACCTTTACAATATACGGAACTACTTATGGCTTTATCCCTAATTTAGATCAGATCTCTTATGGAGAAAATAAAGATATAACAAGTTATATTAATGATTGGGGAAACATGCATAAAGCTATGGCTGTTATGTATAGACCAATAACTCAAATGGTAGGAAATAAATATACAATTGAATCTTATGAAGGAAGCCATGTTTATTCTGATGTAATGAAAGATGCTCCATTAAATATTGTAATGGGATCTATGGTTTTTTTTTACAATTTAACGAACGAATTACTGAACTCTATCCCGAGCTTTTTGGAAAAGGAGATACAGAAGGAACAGATCAAAGGAGCGGTTTCGCTAGAAAATGGGGAAGCTATTCAGAGTTGTATACCATTGCTCAAGGAGACCTTACAAGATTTGAAGAAATTGCAAAATTATCATTACATAAATGTTTGATGTATTTAGCATTTGAAAAAGATAAAACAGAATTAGAAACAAGATTAATTAAAAGTAAATTTAAATAATATGCAAGGATTTTATAACCTAACAAAAAAAATTAGAGAAACGCTACAACTAGATGAATTTGTAAACACAGTCACTTATGGCGATTTAATGGAAGTTGATTTAAATAAACAAACAATCTTTCCTCTTTCTCATTTTATGGTATCTGGCGCAACGATGCAAAGCAATGTATGGAATTTTAGCGTTTCATTATTATGCATGGATATAGTAAACGAAAGTAAAAACTTTGCAAATGGCATTCCTGGAGAATTTAGAGGAAACAATAATGAACAAGATGTATTTAATACGCAACTAGCAGTAGCTAATAGAATATTAGAATTATTATTAAGAGGCGATCTATATGTTGAAAAATATCAATTAGATGGAGATGCAACTTTAGAACCTTTTGTAGATAGATTTGAAAATAAATTAGCTGGATGGACTGTTACGTTTAATGTAATGATTCCAAATGACATGACAATATGCTAAAAGAATTAAAAACTGAATTACAAAAATTTGGACATAGCGTTGTTAATGGAGCAGTAAGAAAGTTAGAAAGCGGAAAACATATTGCAAGCGGTAGTTTAGCTGAAAACATAACTTATAAAATAGAAGAAAACAGAGATGGCTTTGATATAGAGTTTTGGATGGATGAATACGGAATGTTTCTAGATGCTGGAGTATATGGATCTAATCCAATGAAAGCAAGAGCCAAGAACCCTAAACAAAAAGGAAAAAAAACAAATTCAGTATTTACAGGAAAAGAAGGATTAGCTGAAAAGTTTTCATACAAGAATAAACGACCGCCAATGGAAAGTTTAAGAAAATGGGCAAAGAAAAAGAATATAAGGTTTAGAGATAAAAAAGGAAGATACGCAAAAGGAAGCTACACAACTATTGCTTTTTGGTTGCAAGATAGAATCTTTCATCAAGGCATTTCTCCTACTTTGTTTTTTACAACTCCGTTTTTAAAAGCATTCAAGGAATTAGATAAAGAAATAACTAATCAATTTGATTTATATATTAACACAGTACTAGAAGAAGATTCTATAATGGGTAGTTATTCAAGCATTAAAAAATATTAAAAGAAAATAAACAATGAGCAAAATTAACGTAAGAAGTCCATACTTTATATTTTTAAAGGGTGTTAACTTAACAAGCGCAACGATTGAAATAAGAATATACGAAGGCGGATCAGAAACATCTTGGCAAGGTAGTCCGCAATATACACTAACTTCAACAGCTATAAGCGAAAGAATTAATTTTGAAATATCTGAATTAATAAAAGATTATATACCAGCCGCATTTAATGGAACTTATCCAAGTTCTTCATCTACAATAGATGATAATACTACTATATATGTAGATTATAGAATAACCGAATTTATTTCAGGAGTGCCAACAATATTAAATCCAGTTTTAGGGGTAAGAGCTTTTTATGGTTATGGCTTTTTTGAAGATGGTGCAAACCCTCAACTATTGCAAGGGTACTTACAATCAAACACAACAATATTAAAACCCTCTC